TCGACCATGTCGATCCCCGGCATCTGGCGCGGAGTAACACTTATTTCAGATGCGATCGGTCAACTCCCGCTCCACGCCTACCGCAAGAACGGGAAAGCCGTCAACCCGCAACCTCTACTCCTAGAGCGACCCGTCCCGAACGAGACACTCATCGAGACGATCTCCGCGATGGTATCCGCGCTTCTCGTACATGGAAACTATGTCGCGATCCTCGGAGCACCCGGCGCGAACGGCTACCCGGATCAGATCTACCCGGTCAACCCGGCGCGAGTCTCCGTCGTGCGGCGCGACGGCGAGATCTACTACAAGATCCTCGATCAAGACCGAACCGCCGTCGAGTACCGCTCCGACGAGATCCTCCACATCAAAGGATTCTCGCAACCCGGCGACCTCGTCGGCTATGGCATCCTCGCCGCGCAACGTCAGAGCCTCGGCGGTGCGATCGCCGTACAGACCTACGCGCAACGGTACTTCAACGGCGGAGCAGTCCCGAACGTCGTCATCGAATCAAGCGACCCCGACCTCTCGCAAGAGAAGGCCGAGCAGTTGAAGTTCCAATGGATGCAACATTACGGCGGCATCAACCACGCACCGCCGGTACTCAACGAGACGACCAAGATCAAGGAGATCTCGCACAACGCCCGCGACTCGCAACTCATCGAGGCGCGCACGTTCTCACTCACCGAGATCGCGAACATCCTCGGACTTCCCGGCTACTACCTCGGCGCACCGAACTCGTCGCGCACGTATTCCAACGTTTCAGAAGAGAACCTCCAACTAGTTCGCTGGTCTCTTATGCCATGGGCATCTCGCATTGAGCAACGTCTGACCGACCTACTCCCGCGAGGCCAGTACGCGAAGTTCAACTTCGACGCACTACTCCGCCCGGACACAAAGTCCCGCTACGACGCCCACAAGGTCGCACTCGACGCGGGCTTCCTCACCGTCGACGAAGTACGCGAGATCGAAGACCTCGACCCGACGGAACCGATCACCGACCTCGAAGATGATCTCAAGACCGGCGACGACATGGACGAACCCGACGACGACATGGACATCGAAACCGACGTAGACTCGTCGGAGGAGACCGAAGAGATCGCATGAGCATCGAAACCCGCCGCTACGAACTCGACCTCGAAGTACGCGCCGAAGGCGACGGACGTACAGTCTGCGGAATCTGCGTCCCCTACGATCGTGAGCAACGCATTCATGCAGGACTCACCGAAGTATTTCGGAAGGGCGCATTCGACGCAGTCACTCGCGCCGCTAACCGTGTGAAGATGCTTTACCAACACAAGAGCGACAACCCGATCGGACGCGCCACTCTGCTCCGCGAGGACGCCTCCGGATTGTACGGCGAGTTCCGTATCTCCAAGACCGAAGCCGGTGACGAAGCCCTCGAACTCGTACGCGACGGCGTACTCACTAACTTCTCGGTCGGCTTCCAACCGTTGAAGGATCTCCGCCGTAAGGACGGCGTCGTCGAGCGCGTAAAGGCTCACCTCGCCGAAGTGTCTCTCGTCACGTTCGGCGCATACGGTGACGCCGCCGCGGTCGCCGCGGTGCGCGAAGTTATCGAGAAGCCGAACCTCGCCCAACTTGAGAACGTACTAGCAAGGATCAAACGATGATCTCGAAGGCCTACTCAGTCACCTCGACGCGACAGATCGTCATCGCCGCCGACGAGATCCCGCGCACGATCTACCTACAGATCGCCGGGAACTCCACCGTCTACGTCGGAGGAGCCGACGTCACTTCGTCGATCGGCGTCCCGTACGAAAAGCACTCGTCGCCGCACACGGTATTCGTCCCACAGTACGAGAACCTCTACGCGGTATGCGCCGACGGAGTCACCGAGTCTCTCAGAGTGCTCTATCCGAACCTTGACGCCTAGTCGTCATGCCGTGGCACATCGAGACCAATAATCCCGAGTGCTCCGGATACGCGGTCGTCAAGGATGACGACGGCGAGATCGAAGGTTGCCATCGCACCCGCCGCGAAGCGTTAGCGCAACTCGCCGCGCTCAACATCGCCGAAGCAGAACGCGCAGACGATCAACCGCTCAAGGAGCGACAGGACTCGTACACGCCGAACGACGCGATGGTCGCCGAGGCTCGCCGCGGCCTCTCATGGCGCGAGGTCTATGGTCGCGGAGGAACGCTCGTCGGTGTTGCCCGCGCCCGGGACATCGTCAACCGTCGCGCTCTCTCGTACGACACGGTCGTCCGAATGCGTTCATACTTCGCTCGACACGAAGTCGACAAACAGGGCGAAGGGTATCGACAAGGCGAACCCGGCTACCCGTCGGCGGGTCGTATCGCGTGGGCGTTGTGGGGAGGCGACGCCGGTCGAGCGTGGGCGAATCGAATAGTGGAACAGGAAGCGGCGCGCGACTAGACTCGCGTCAGGCCGCACCCTCGGCTCGCGCAGAGCGCACCCGGCATCATGCCGCACCCGCCACGCGAGGCAACGAGCACCCGGTAGGAACATCAACAACTCTTACCCTAAAGGATCAAACCGTGAACACATTCCTCTCATCGCTTCACGAGAAGCGGAATCAGAAAGCCGACCTCATCGACGCGACGCTCAACCGCGCCGCCGAAGAGGATCGCGACATCTCCGAAGTCGAGGCCGCGAACATCGCCGCCCTCGCGAAGGAGATCGAGAAACTCGACGAGCGTATCGCTCAGGTCACCGACATCGAGACCCGCAAGGTTGCCGCCGCCGAACTCGCCCGCAAGGTCGAGGGCGACAAGGTGGAGACCCGTCAGGTCGGCGGATGGAAGGTCAAGAGCGAAGAGCGCACCTACCGTCAGAACGGCGAGCACTCGTTCATCCGTGACGCATTCGCCGCACAGGTTCTCGGCGACTTCGACGCCCGTGAGCGCATCGCGCGCCACACGCAGGAAGAGAAGATTGAGAAGCGCGACGTCACCTCGGCCAACTTCGCCGGACTCGTCGTCCCGCAGTTCCTAACCGACCTCGCCGCCCCGTTCGCGCGCGCAGGCCGTCCGTTCATGGACGTCTCCCGTCAACACGCACTCCCGGCTAACGGCCTCACGCTCTCGATCTCGCGCGTGACGACCGGCTCGGCAACCGCGGTGCAGACGGAAGGCTCCGCCGTGCAGGAAACCAACATGGACGACACCAAGTTGGACATCTCGGTCGTCACCGTTGCCGGCCAGCAGAACGTGTCGCGTCAGGCTCTCGAGCGTGGCACGGGCATCGACTCGCTCGTCATGGCCGACCTCGTCTCGGCGTACCACACGCAACTCGACGCTCTCAACGTCACCACCTCGGCGACGTCGTTGACGAACACGATCACGCAGGTCATTACCTACACCGACGCCTCGCCGACGGTCGCGGAGTTGTACCCGAAGATCCTCGACGGCGTACAGCGCATTCAGACGAACTACTTCGGTGGCCCGAACTTCATCCTCATGCACCCGCGCCGTCTGGCCTACATCCTCGCCGCCGTGGACTCAACGGGTCGCCCGTTGGCAGTTCCGACGCCGAACGGCCCGATGAACGCGATCGGCGTGGGCGCAGGCTCCGTCGTCTACGGCAACTCCGGCTACTCGATCGCCGGACTCCCGGTCATCACCGACGCCAACGTCATCACGACGAACGGCGCAGGCGCGAACGAGGACGTCATCATCATCGGCAACACGCAGGAATCCCACTTGTGGGAGACCGCAGGCGGCTCGCCGTTTATGCTCCGTTTCGAGGACGTCAAGTCGGCGGAACTCGAAGTCAAGATGGTCGTCTACGGCTATTCGGCGTACACGGCAGGCCGTTACCCGAACGCTTTCGCGCTCATCGGCGGAACGGGTCTCGTCACCCCGACATTCTGAGCCTCCCCCTAGTCGAGACCCGGGTCATCTAGTGGCGATGATCCGGGTCTCGCGGGGTCTCAGAAGTCAACCGATCATTACCGCGACGTCTAGTCGCGTGAGTTCGTCGGCCCGTCTCGGCTCTGAGGATTCCGTTTCGCCTCCTCGCGTCGAGTCCCAAGAGTTACCCGCTCCGAGGCGGGCCGACATACCTCGCAAGAAACGAAAGAAGGCCTAGAACATGGCGATCACGAACGGGTACGCGACACTCGCACAGTTTCAGGCCTACGCCAACATGAGCACTCTCACGGCGGGCGAGACGACAACGATCGAGAAGGCCATCGAATCGGCCTCCCGCTCGATCGACCGAATCACGAACCGACGGTTCTACGCCGACTCCACCGCGCAACAGAGGTTCTACCGTCCGATCGACTGGTATCGCCTCGACGTCGACGACATCTCCACGACGACCGGGATCGAGGTCGCATTCGATCAGACCGGGAACGGCAACTACACGCAAGTCCTCACATTTCAGACCGACTACATCCTCGACCCGATCAACGCACCACAGAAGCAGATTCCGTACACGCGGGTCGTCATGGTCGGAGCGACGACACTCCCGGCCCCGTACTCGTGGAGACCCGCCGTTCGAGTGACCGCCCGGTACGGTTGGTTCAATAACGTCGCACCCGACGACATCGTCGAAGCGACCCTCATCCTCTCCGCCGACCTCTTCAAGCGGGCCTCCTCGGTCGGCGGTGTCCTCGGCCTCTCAGAACTCGGCGCGATCCGCATGAGTCCCCTCGGACGCGACATCGCCGCGATGACCCGCGCATACCGTCGGGACGTCGTCGCATGATCCCGTCACAAGTTCGAGACGCACTCAAGACCGCCGTCAACATCACCGGCCTCCGCGTCTACGACGTCATCCCGGACGGCCTCATGCCCCCGGCCTGCGTCGTCGGGCAACTCTCGATCGACTGGGATCTCGTGTTCGCCCGCGGCGCAGACTCCGCAACCGTTGACCTCATCCTCATCGCGGGCCGTATGTCCGACCGAGCCGCACAGGACTACCTCGACAGTCTCCTCACCGCGACCGGCACGAACTCGATCAAGACCAAGATCGAAGCAGATCAGACCCTCGGCGGCACAGTCACCTCCGTCCGATGCGTGTCCGCCGTGCCGATCGCTGTCACCGTCGCCGGTGTCGAGATGCTCGCCTACCGCTTCTCCGTAGAGTTGTGGGGATGAAGCACTACGAGATCATGTCGCGCCGTATAGCAGGATTCGCCGTCGGCGACATCGTCTCCGAAGAAGAACTCGTCCGGCGCGGCATCTCCCCCAAGCGCCGAGTCGCGACGCACCACATCAGAGAAGCCGACTACAATGAAGAACCGAAGCCTCGCAAGCGTCAAGGCGCGCGCAAGGACGGATCGGATCGACACAAGGAGTAACCTCTAGATCATGGCAACAGTCACCCAACTCGGCACGGCGGACGTCTTCACCGTCGGCGGCGTCGATCTCAAGGATCAACTCCAGAGCATCACGCTCACCTACACGAAAGAGGCTCTCGAAGTCACGACCCTCGCCGACACCGCGCGCAAGTTCGGCGCAGGCTTGCAGAACAACGAGATGACCTTCACGGTGCTCGGCTCGTTCGCAACGACCGAAGCCGTGCAAACCTTCTTCGGTGACGTCGGCACGACGACCGACATCGTCTACTCGCCGCTCACCGGCGCACCCGCGACGTCGTCGCCGAAGTATGAACTCGTCGGCGGATACTTGGCCTCGTTGCCCATCACGGTCAACGTGGGCGAGTTGCTCGCGGTCACGGTTACCTATCAGGGCGGCGAACTCGTTCAGGACATTACGCCGTAATGATCGACGTCTCCGTCTCCGTTGAGCGGCGGGACGGAACCCGGGAAGAGTTCCCGGTGTACCCGCCGACGATCATCGCCTTCGAGCGCAAGTGGAAGATCAGTCTCACCGCGGCGTTCTCAACGAATAACGTATTCTGGGAGCACCTCTACTTCCTCGGATGGCAAGCCGAGAAAGACTCCGGAACAGTCGTCAAAGTGTTCGACGAATGGGCCAAGACGATCAAGAGAGTCGACATCGTCGAAGCCCCAAAAGACTAATCCGTGGCTCGCTCCTCGAGATCATAGGAGTCATGGCAGTCGACACCGGGATCTCGCCGCTCGATCTCATCAACACACCGCCAGAGATCCTCGACGTCATGCACCTTAGGCTCAAGGATCGCGCAGAAGCGCAGAAGAAGGGCCGCCGCTAATGGCACAGACTGGCACGTTCGGATTCCGAGTCGAGGAAGATCGCGAAGGTGCGGTCAAGATCGAAGGACTCGCGAAAGTACGGAAGGCTCTCAAGAACCTTTCCGACGACATTGACTACCGGGCACAAGAGTTCCTCCCCGTCAACAAGGCCATCGCCGCACAAGTCGCCTCGGATGCCCGCGGGTATGTCCCGATCCGTAGCGGCGATCTCTCGGCAACGATCCGCGACGCCGCGACCAAGACCTCCGCGAAGGTTCGCGTCGGCTACAAGGCGTCCGTGCAGTACGCCGGGCCGATCCATTTCGGATGGCCTGCTCGACGCATCAAGCCGCAACCGTTCGTCTACGAGGCGATCGACCGTCGCCGCGGTGAGATCAAAGACCGCTACGAGAAACTTGTGAAGAACCTCATCGAGAAGTACGAACTCAACCCGTAGTACGATAGGACGTCACTATGGCGATGATCTCGGTCACGATCTCCGGCAACGCAGGGCCGCTCAAGAAGGCTGTCGGAGAGGCCGATCAGAGCCTCGGAAAGATTGGGGACTCGTTCAAGAAGGTCGGCCTAGCCGCCGCCGCAGGCTTCGGAGCACTCGCCGCCGGTCTCGGCGCAACAGTCAAGGCCGCGGCGGAGGATCAACAGTCTTTCGAGCAACTCCGACAGACGATTCAGAACACGACTGCCGCTACCGATGAGATGGTGCAGGCGATCGACGATCAGGTCGCCGCGATGTCGATCGCGTTCGGTGTCGCCGACGACAAGTTGAGGCCCGCACTCGGGAACCTCGTCCGAGCGACCGGCGACGTCACCATGTCGCAAGAACTCCTCCAAGTCGCGCTCGACATCTCCGCCGCGACAGGCCGCGACCTTGACTCGGTATCGCTCGCACTCGCAAATCT